ATAATCTTCCTTTAGTGTTTTCGTAGATACGAAAGCACAATTGTTTAGGGCGGCATATAAACCTTTGTCCTCTGTAATGGGAGTTCCCATGGCCCACAGACCTCGACCAGGTGGCAAGAACTTCATAGTAAAAATACGCTCATACATTTCTTGAGCTGACTTTTGTGCTTGCCAGGGATTCCACCCTAATTGATGTGATTCAATCCAATTCATTTGCATCGTGTAAGTACCTTCAACCACCCTCTGTACTGTTTCCCACCATCGTTCATTCTTTCCATTGTCTTTTATTCTCGAATAAGTTCTCATATAAACCAACTCACCCAATCCATTAAAACCAAATGGGGCTTTTCTTCTTTTGTATTTACTGATAAAATTATCCGATAATGTAAATTTCTTTTTCATGAAACATCCTTGATTTATAAATTATCACCAAATATAAATATAATATATACTGACAGTATTCTCATTTTTTAAAGACAAATATTGGTTCGTATTTATATCCAGCACCCATTACACTTGATAATGATAATTCGATTGTTTTCTCTTGTTTAAACCCTAGCTCTTTAGATATCCTAATGGTTTCCTCTTCAATGAATTTATACTTTGGTGTGTTTGCTATATTGATCAACATATATTTATTACCCTTCAATCCTCTGTAGCAATTCTCAATAGTCTTCTGTAAAAATCCATTTACCCATTCATCCTTAGTCGGATACTTAACATAGCTCTGTGTTTCCTCATCCGAGTATTTCTCGGTGTCAAAGTAAGGTGGTGAAGTGAAACACAAGTCCAAAGATTCCTTCTCTGGCTCAAAAACTTCACTACCTAATTTATGTAATTCTACTGACTTTGTCAAGTAATTAAAATCTTTTTTTATCCTTTCCAATCCTTCAAATGTTTTACTCGATGGTTCTGTTCCAATGTACTTAGGTCTTGAACTTGCCAGAAAACCAATGAGTCTTCCACCCCATCCGCACGACATATCCCAAATGACATCACCACCAAACTTCTCATAGATTAGTTTAGCAGCACTCGGTCGAAAGTTACTCACGGCTTGTGAGTTAGTGTGTATCTTTAGAATCTTTCTAATTGTATTATCATTTATACGATTGAATAACTTCCAACACTTTCGAATAGCACTTTTGAACTTCTCGTCACTCGTATAAATATCCATCGGTGTATATTTTGCACCACCGCATTTCACACTCCAGGCATGTGGGAAGTAAGACCAAGCCAATCTCAACCCATGCATCGTCTGTATGATTTGATTGTCTTTGAATATTGTGTCCACATTGAATCTTTGCATCTTTCTTAAATGCTGATGCTTCTCATCTTCTCTTATTTGATAATATGGAAATCCATGTTTTCTGTAATACTGATAAACTATTTCTACACCAGCATCTATATCGTAATTATCTATATCACTTAGAATCTCATAGAACCTAAGATCCGAATCCTCATAACCAAGATACTCTGTTAAGGTTTTTCTACTACTAATCACTCATTAGATCATCATAACGAGCAGACAACATCTGTTTCGTTTGATTATCCCTATTTCTTATCTTCTGTTGAACTTCCTTACCTTGGTTGGATGTGGATTCGAATATCTCTATCTTACCTATGTTGGTATTTATCTTTGCTGGAAATGTCAAACCATCAGGACCGAACCTATTCTTGATCACATGGAATCTACCTGTATTTCCTATCTTATCCTCTACTTTACGAGACAAGGACATTACGAAGTCGGCTGTCATAACCTTTGCATAACTTTCTGCTACCTTTGTCGCTTCTATCACATCTTCATCCAAAGCACTTCTGTTTGCCTGACTTGCCGTCCATATCGGAACCTGTAATTCACCAGCCAAACCTCGTAAGTCCTCGTAAATATTTCCAAGAGCATGTCTCATCTCTGTTGTCTTGTTTACATCTCTCATGATGTCGGCATAATCCACCAACACCATATCTATATTGTTTCCAAATGATGTTACCTTTTTCAGATGAGCACCCAATGTATTTACCGTACATGCCTTTGTTGGATAATACTTGATTGTAAGTTTACCATCTAAGTCGAAAATCTTTTCTTGTATGTCTTCCTTATGATATTTTAGATTCTGATTCTCAACACCACTGAATATACTATCGTATCTCAATCCAACATAACTTTCATTTAATTCTAAGGTATAGTGAACAACATTCTTCCCTTTGGATATAGCATAAGCACCCAAACCACTTAACACCCAAGACTTACCGATACCAGCTGGTGCTACAACAACACCCAACTCACCTTGACCTAATCCACCCTGCATCAATTCATTAATTAAATCCCAAGGTGTTGGAGCAGTTACACGAGCAGTTTCAGAATATCTTTCCTCAAAATCCTCTAGATAATCATGACCTATATCACGTTCCATTCCAGCTTTCATAGCATCATCAACGATGACCTTTATCTGTTCTACATCACCATCCACCTCTAGTATCTGTGCTGATCTAAGTATGGCATCTTTCAATACTTGTGTCTTGTGAAAGTCAAGAGCTTTATCCTTGATGTAATCCAACTCTTCTGACTCTAGATGCTTCACTACCTCTCGTAAGGTATCAAGAATATTCTGTTTAAGTAGGTCATTATCA